ACCAGCAACACCTGTAACAGTAGGGGCGGTAATTTATACTAACGCAGGAGTTCCAGTTAAGAAAGCAGTTGGAGCAGCGGGATTGGCAACGGATAACTTCGGAGCGATTGCATGGCATCCAGATTTCGTATCCTCAGCGTTAGGAACAATTAAAGTATTTGAAGAGAAAGATTCACCTACATTATACGGAGATGTTATTTCTGCACAAGTGTTGCAACGATCTAACAAACGAAGAACAGACGAAGCGGGAATCGTAGCTCTAATTCAAATACCGTAAATAAAAATTTCTTAAGCCTCCGCATAACGCGGGGGCTTAAAATATACCTTCTTAGATTATGTACAAAAAAGTTCAGTTAATAGAATTGGGTCGACACTACTTCAAACAGGAGGGTGTCAATAATATGTTTGCTACTGCTGATGGTCAATTCTTTTATGGAGGCGACTTCAATTATGCAAGCGCACATGCCAAAACCAATAATGTTGAGTTATTTGAGATTACTCGTAAAGACTTAAATGCTAAGTCTCATGAGGTATTAGCTGATCATGCTGCTGATTTAAGAGTTGTTGCGGATAGCGCAAGGCAGGATGCTGACAATGCTGATACATTGGCTTCGGACGCGGAAGATAAAGCGGACCGTGCTGAAGATGTTGCATCCAAAGCAAAGAAAAAAGAAGAAGAGGCCATTAAGGTAGAGGAAGCGAAAAAAGCTGAGGCAAAGAAAAAAGCTGAAGATGAAGCCGCCGAATTGAAGAAAAAAGAGGAAGAAGAGGCTGAACAAAAGAAAAAGGACGATGAGGTAAAGGAAACTCCTAAAGTTGAGGAAACTAAGGAAACCCCTAAGGTTGAGGAAACTAAGGAAACTCCTAAAGTTGAGGAAACTAAGGAAACCCCTAAAGTTGAGGAAACTAAGGAAACTCCTAAAGTTGAGGAAACTAAGGAAACTCCTAAAGTTGAGGAAACTAAGGAAACTCCTAAAGTTGAAAAGGTAGAAGGAAACGCAACTAACAAAGTTGCAGGAGAGGCTGACAAAAACAACACGAATAACGCGGAAGCGAAAGACGATAAAAAGTAATAACCCTTAATACGCCGACAACATGCCCCCATTAAATGATGTCAATTTTAACAGAAGCGAAGGCGGACTCGGAAGACCGTTAAACGGATCGGATCATATCTCCGCAATGTTATTTTTTACTGCTGGTTCATTGCCTACTGGTTTTGGAACTAGTGATCGTATTAAAAAGATATTCTCTTTAAGGGAAGCTGAAAATTTAGGCATATTATCTGACCATTCTGACGAAACGAAAGGAACCGGCGGTCAAGTTACCGTTACTGGTACGTGGGTCATTGGCGAAATTGTAAGGATTGAAATAGGAGGCGCAAGCTTGGGACAGTTTGTTTTAACAGCGACGACTATTACTTCTCTTGTCGCCGGACTTGTTGCAGCTATAAACGCCAACACTTCAACTGGATTAAAACATGGATGGGTTGCTACAGACGCAGATCCTATTATTACTCTTGTTCAACCAGCAAAATTAGGTGTTGTTAATAATGCAGGGTCAAATTTAGTATTTGTAGATAGGAATGCTGCTGATAGCGCTGCTTCAGCGGGTGGGTCTTCTACCGACGTTCAATTTTCAGGCGGTTTAGGATCCTATTTTGCTGTACAACATTATCATATAGCAGAATATTTCAGAGTACAGCCTAAAGGAGTTCTTTATGTTGGTATATACGCTCAGGCAACATATGATGCTACCGAAATAAAAACGATTCAAGATTTTGCAAACGGCGATATCCGTCAGATGGGTGTTTATCTGTCTCACGAGGCTTTTGCAGCGTCACAACTTACGACCACTCAAGGAGTCGCAACTACCCTTGAAACAGAGGACAAACCTTTAAGTATTATATTCCATTCTGATTTAAGTAGCGCCACATTATCGGCTCTTGCCAACCTTACCACACTTTCAAACGAACGTGTATCTAAGGTAATTGGAGAGGAAGGCGATTATCACCAAGTTGCTTATTCAAATACAAAGGCTTATAAACTTGGAGATAAAGTTACTTTCCAGGGGGACGCTTATGTTGCTAAGGCAAATACTACCGGTAACGGACCGTGGGACGGAACTAAATGGACAGTTCTTAGAGAGAATTTAGTAGCGATTAGTGGGTTTTCAATCGGTACAATGGGAGTTACTTTGGGAGACGTTAGTTTCGCAAATGTACATGAAAGTATTGCATGGGTAGGTAAATTTAATGTTGTATCTGGAACTGGACTTGACGAAGTGGCATTTGCTACGGGCGATCTTTGGACAGCCATTTCAACGTCGTTAAAAGATACTCTTAACGATTTCCATTATATCTTCCTAAGAAAAATACAAGGTATTACAGGAACTTTTAACAGCGATAGTTTTACAGCAACGGCAGAGACTTCTGATTTTGCTACTATCGAGAATGTAAGAGCAATGGATAAAGCCATTCGCGGAATTAGAACTAATATGTTGCCAAATTTAGCAGCTCCTGTTTTTGTAGATCCGAATACTGGATTATTAGACGAAAATACAATCGCTGTATTTGAAAATGACGCTTCTAAAACTCCGGCGCAAATGGTTACCGACGGAGAATTAAGCGGTCAGAATCTTGTAATTAATCCAGCACAAAATGTATTATCTACTTCAAAAATTGTAGTTTCGGGTGTTTTAATACCTGTTGGAGTTGCGAGAGAGTTTGAGATTAACATTGGGTTTGACGTTAAAATAACAAATTAAAAGCATGGCACAGAATCTAGTAAACGGACGATCATATTCTTATGTAGATATTAAATTCAATATCTTAGGCGTTGAAGTGCCTTCTGTTAGCTCTATAAATTATACAGGTAGTCAGGAAAAAACGAATAATAAAGGAGCTTCTAACGAACCTGTTAGCAGGGGTAAGGGAGCGAAGGATTACGAAGGGTCTTTTGATTTATCTATGAATGATATTGAGGCTCTTCGAGATGTAGCGCCATTTAGGGATTTATTAGACCTTGCTGCATTTGATATTGTTATTGTTTTTGGACACCCTGACAATGTTCGGACTCACGTTCTTAAAAATGTTGAATTTACTGATGATGGAGTTGAGGCTGCAGATGGAGACACGGATATTAAAAGAACATTTGCCGTAATCATAGGCAAGATAAATTACGTATCTTAATGACTAAAGAACCGGATGAATATACCTTTACTATTAAAGGTAAGAAAGCTGTTGTAAGAGACCCCGGGTTTAAGGAGTTGCAACTCGGATTATCAGCTATGACGACAATGACTGGCAACGTTGATCTTGTTGGTGCTGGCAAAGCTATTTTTGATACTTGTAAAGTAAAGTGCGATCCAGCTATTGAAAAAGACCCACAACTTTTAATGTCATTATGTTTAAAATTATCCGAGCAGTTTATTGAGCCAGTAGATGTTGAAGTAAAAAAAAATTAAAAGAAAAGTCTCTTATAAATAAGCCGATCGGGTTTTCGCACAAAAAGGCGTTAATCCGATTTTTTTTTAAAATTAATCCAGATACTTTAACGCTGGATGAATGGGTGGAGTTAGAGTCGGAGATTGAGTGGTTAGCTAAATTAGAATTGATACCGATTAAGTTTACAAAACGATAAAAGATGGCAGTACGTAACGTAGAATATATCATCGCTTTAAGAGATAGGTTTTCCAAAAAACTTAGCAGAATACAAGCCAGAACACAGAAATTTAATAGGTCTGTCGGCGCTTTGGGTTCTAACATTGGCCTGGCCTTTGGCGGTGCTATTATATTGGGCGGTGCCAGTAAGCTTTTGAGCATAATCAACGAACAGCAGCAAGCGATTGCACAGGTTCGGCAGGGGCTCCTAAGTACGGGAAACGTTGCCGGTAAAACTTTGGACGGTTTATTAAAAGATGCGGAAGACTTGCAGAAAACAACTCTTTTCGGAGATGAGGCTATTTTAGCAGGCGTGACCTCCCAATTATTAACATTTACTAATATAACCGGAAAGGCTTTTGATAGAACACAGCAGGCTGTGCTCGATGTAACGACCAGAATATTTGGCGCGGATGCTGGCGCTGAAAGCCTCCGGGCAACTGCTATACAATTGGGTAAGGCGCTGAACGATCCTGTCGCCAACCTTGGAGCATT